ATGACCCGCACCGAAAACCACGAAGGATTCATCACCATCAAGGAGGCCGCTGACATGCTCGGCGTCGTCCCGATGACCGTCTACCGCATGTTCGACCGAGGCCAGCTAAACAAGCACAAGGACCGCCGCAACAACTACTCGGTCTGGATCAAGCAGGAGGAGGTCGAGGCCCTTCTCGTTGGTCCGCAGATCGAGTCCCGTTAAGCCAACAACCTCGGCACAAGGAAAGGGCCACACCCGACGACTGCCGAATGTGGCCCCAGGTCAGGTCCAGCAACCCGACCGACTCCTACTCACTGCCGTCAGCAGGCCCACACACCAGAAAGGACCTCACTAACATGACAAACACTAGTCTACCGCACCGCGACCTGGCAACCGGTCGATCCAGCGGCGGCGTTAACTTCTACGACTTCATGGCGAAGTACCAGGTCCGGCCCGCACCGGCGCTGCTCGACCTGGCGCAGCAAGCAGGCGTCCCCGGCGGCAACGGCTACACCGAGTCCGACACCTACGACCCGATCGCCATCGCTACCTACTGGGCGGGCCTCGGCTACAAGGTCATGCCGCTGAAGTCCATGGAGGACATCCGCAAGACGGAGAAGTCCTTCGACCAGGCCGGGAAGCTCCCCGCGTTCAGGGGCAAGCAGTACGAGCAGGGCACCACCGACCCGGACCTGATCCGAAAGTGGTGGACCGATGACCCGTTCCGTGGCGTCGGGCTCCCCACCCAGGCCAATCATCTGCTGGTCGTGGACATCGACAACGACGACAGCGTCAACGGCGAACTCAACTTCATGGAGATGGCAGCCGAGATCGGGCTGGACGTGTCCGAGGTGCCGATGTCGAAGTCCCCGTCCTACTACGGCGGCTACCACCTCTACTGGCGGCTGCCCCGGGCCTTTCCGAAGATGGGCCTGCCGTTCATCTCCAAACTGGCCAAAGGCGTGGACGTGCCCTGGTTCGTGGTCGCCCCCGGGTCGTGGAAATACACCACGGTCGGGCTGGATCGCCAGGAGAAGCCCGTTAAGGACATCGGAGTGCAGTCCTGGTACGCCGGGGACCCCGCCCAAATCCCGATGGCCCCCAAGGTGCTACTGGAAAAGCTGAAGCGGCGCGGCGCCATCAAAGGTGTACCGGCAGTCGAATTCACCGTCATGGACCGGGTCGGCCGGCACAACGGCTCCGACGGCAAGGTGGACATCAACTACTACCAGGCCAACGGCATTCCGCTCAAAGTCACCGACGGCCAGAACGGCGTCCTCTACCGGATCGCCTGCAAGCTCGCCGGACACACGGTGGAGATGCCCGAGCCGCACGCCGTGGATCTGTGCTGGGACATCATCCGCAACTCCCCGCACAACCCGGCCAAGGGCAAGTGGACCTACGAGCAGGTCGAAGAACTGGTCCACGGTGCCTACGTCTGGGTCGCCGAGGACAACAAGAAGACCGACCGCGTCCGCGCGGAATTCATTGCCAACGTTTCTGCACTGAAGGGCCTAGTCAAGTGAGCATCAACGAAGAGACCGTCACCGTCAACACCATCGACCTATCCCCGGCCGCTGCCGAGGAGTTCCAGCGGTTTGCCGAACTGCTGGGTGACAAGTCCAGCATCATCTGGCAGCCCGAGTTCCAGAGCCGCTTCCGCAACCTGCTGGCCGACGAGGCTGTGGAGGACTTCCTGTACCAATGGGAAGAGCCCACCTCCCTGCACTCCAACGAGGGTCTCGCCACATTCCCTGTCGAGGGGCTGCCGCCGGTGCTGCGCGACATGGTGACCGGTGTGGCCGAAGCGCTCCAGGTCTCGCCGGATCTGGTCGCAGTCATCGCGCTGGCTGCCCTCTCCTCCGCGATGGTGGGGCGCGTCAAGGTGGACGTGGGCGGAACCTGGCACGAGACGGTCACCCTGTACGCCCTGGGGATCGCCGAGTCCGGCAACCGAAAGTCCGCCGCCATGACTCAACTGACCCGCCCGCTGCACGAGATCCAGAGCAAGCTGCGGGAGGCCATGGACGCCGACCGACAGAAGGCGGCTATCAAGAAGTCGGTGGCCGAGCAGCGGGTCAAGGCGGCGAAGAAGAAGGCCGAGAAGGACGGCAGCTTCGACGCTCTCAACGAGCTGGAGGACGCCATGGCCGACTTCGACGCCATCGAGGTCCCGGCACTGCCTTCCCTCATCGTCAACGACGCCACCCCGGAAGCCATGGCGCTTGCGCTGGAGGCCAACGGTGAACGCCTATCGGTGTTCGATGCCGAGGGCGGTGGCCTGAGCACGATGGCCGGTGCCCGCTACAGCAGCAACGGTGGCTCCAACATCGACCTGCTGCTCAAGGGACACGTCGGAGACCCGATCAGCACCAAGCGGGTAGGACGTGAGGACGTGGTGCTGGACTCACCGATCATCTCCATGGGGATCATGAGCCAGGCGCAGACGCTGCGGGAACTAATCAATGTTCCCAACGCCAAGGGTCGCGGCCTGGTGGACCGGTTCCTTATTGCCGCTCCGCCGGACAAGCTGGGCTACCGGTCGATGACTCCGGCCTCGCTGCGCCCGGAGGTGGTGGACGCCTACACCGATCTGCTGTCCAGCTACGTGATGGGGCTGTGGACCGTCGAGGACCGCTACACGCTGCGGATGAGCGCCGATGCAGCCGATGCTCTGCACGCCTACGAGGAGCGCTGTGAGGTCCGTCTGCGGCCTGGTGGAGACCTGCGGGCCATGGGCGGGTTCGGCTCCAAGCTGGTCGGCTCGGCGGTCCGGCTGGCTGCCCTGCACCACTTGGCGCATATGGGCGTGCAGCGGGCGTTCATCTATGAGATCGGGGCGGCCAGCGTGAAGTGGGGCATCCAGGCCGCTGAGTGGTCGCTGGAGCACTACCGCTACGCCGTGGCCATGGCCGGTGAGGTAGCCGACGTGAATGACGCGGACAAGGTGCTCAACTGGCTCCGTAACCGCACGAGCAAGACCGAGGTGGTCAGCCTTCGGGACGTGCACCGGATGTGCAACTTCACCACCAAGGAGCAGACCGAGGCAGCCATCGCCATGCTGGTCGAGCACGGTTGGATGCGGGAGGCCAAGGTCCGTCGCACCGGATCGGGTCGTCCGGGTAGCCCCAAGTGGGAGGTGCACCCCTGCCTCCTGGATGAGTAGTAGGGCAGAGGCAACAGCAGGGTCGGGCTCTTCGGGGTCCGGCCCTGTTGTCGTTTCCGGGGTCGGTGCGGGGGAGGCCGGCGTCGGGGGTTTTGTCAGTTTTGTCAGTAGGTTTGGGTAGTCATGGAGAATCATCCCCTTAAGGCATTTTACAAGATCAACTACTACTACTAAATCTGTATTTTCCCTGCTCAGAGGGATGTGGATCTTAGATCGGGTCTGTTTGGGGGCTGTTTCTGGTTACCCCCCAAACCTACTGACAAAACTGACAAAATCGACAACGGGTGAGGAACTGGTAGCAGAGAGTGTCGAAGCGGATGGACGCCGGATTGTCGGGTTGACGGACACATGGCAAAGGTCGGAATGGTGTGAGGGCCCGTTTATAGGTGTGAATTGGTGTATGATAATGGTGTGAGTCCAGCAGCTCACTAACACACCAGCGGGACACGGTGAGCAGCCGGTCCCAGAATGCGAGGACACCATGAGTAGGCAGATCCAGAGCGTCACTACGACACCGGCAGACTATGGCTGGTTCGCCGCCTACTGGGATCACAGCGCCGAGGTAGGGGACCAGAACTGGTACGCGAGCGTCGTGCTGTGGCGTACCAGTGTCCTCTATGACGCCGAAGACGACCAGCAGGTCATCGAGATGGTGCCGGTGGTGACGAATGGTCAGGTTCTCTACTCGGCCGAGGAGGAGAAGAGCTTCCGTGGCATCTCCTTCTGCCACGACTGCTCCCAGCGGGACGGGTACTGCCTTCGCCATGAGGGGCGCGTGGCATGACTCTCCGGGACACCGACACCCTGGCCCAGTTCCTCCACGACCGGCTGATGGGGGAGCTACGCACCATCGCCCTCAACCCCATCGCACGAGGCGGCGTCTATCCCGGTATCGAGGCCGTCGATCAGCGTCGCGCACACCTGGCTGATATCGACGCCCGGTTCCGGCTGCTGGAGGCCACCTTCACCGAGGACTTCTCCAACGAGGCCGAGTGGGTCGTGCTCACTCACCTAGCGGCCAAGTACGACACGCACCCCGAGTTCCGCGAGGAGTGGCAGATATGAGGCCCGGTGTGCGGCACCTAGACGACCTGGCTGTGGTGTCCGTGGAGTCCCTGGCCTTTGCCTGGTGGAGCTTGGAGCAGCCCATCAACGCTGACCGCTCTGCGTGGCGGAGGCTCCCGTACGAGGACAAGCGGCCCTATGTGACCCGGGCTCGCTTCGTCCTCAACCACTCACAAGACATGCCGGAGGCTTGATATGAGCAACGCTATGGGCAACAAGCGCCCCTGGTTCCTGCGTGGGTGGATAGGCCGGCAGGTCGGCAGGTACCTGACCCGGCACGGGCTCGATGTCACTCAGACCCTCTACATGGCGGACACCAACATTCCGCTCGCTCGTGTCCGTATCAAGCCCGGCGAAGAGGTCAGGGCATCCGACATTGTTGATGTGCGGACCTTTGTTGGTCAGGCCCAGGCTTCCATGAGGAGGCGGTGATGGAGGACGAGGTGGTCACCCATCAGCAGGTGCTCGACGGCCTCTCCCGTGACGTGCAGGAGGCGCTGACCCTGGCTCTCCCGCCGGAGAAGCGTGGCTGGTGGACCGAGGCCGAGACCGAAGAGCACCCGAACTGGTAGTGGATCGAGGTCACCAGCTTCGGTTCACGGGAGTCCCGATTCATCCCGGGGAGGCGACCGTGACCGACGAGCAGCGCATCGAGGACGTGGTGCGCGAGATCCGCCTCATCAGCCAGTGGCTACTCGATCCCGACACCACCAGCGTCCACCGTGGCCAGCTGGCCAACCGGCTGTCCGTCCAGGCGACCCGGCTAGAGGCCGTCGTATACAGCCGGAGCGTGCCCAGTGACTCGTCTAGTTGAGACCATCCGGTTCCTGCTGTTCGGCAGGGTCCGGCGGATCGACAAGTGCGGCTTTCTGTGTCCGTGCATTTCCTATGAGGAGGACACATGAACACCATCACCGCGATGATCTGCGCCAGTCATCCAGCGGCCAGCACCGTGATCTGCTGCTCCGAATGCCACGCCGTCTTCTGTGAGGTCTGCTATGAGCCCATCGAACACCAGGTGACCGTTCTCCTGGATGACGCCAGCTAGCTCCACCAGGCACGCGCCCATCTTCCTCAGTGTCGAGGAGGGTGGGCGTTTGTCGTCTGTGCCTAGGTTCGGATAATGAACCCTAACTAATGTGTTGCTCCCGGCTTACGTTGGTCACAATGTAAACCCATCCGCCCTGTTCGGCTGCGGTAGACAGAGGCCGGCCAAGCGACATAAGTTATTACCGGGCTCGACGTAAACCGATTATGAGTGAGGGCGCCCGGCCGACCCCATCGGGAGGTGGCTGAGCGCCCTCGTGCTGCCCGGCTCAGGACTATCAACGTATTGCCGGGTAGCGGTCTTCACTCTACCTCGCTGCGTTATCCCTTAATGGGTCGGGTGCCCGTGTAGCTATAGAGCCCTATCCCTTAGCGCACACTGCCGTAATGGGCCCCGAATAGCGTAGGATAGTGCTATCATCCAAGTTTCATAGGAGTGCCGCCATGTTCGACACACTCGACGGCGGACTGGTTTCCATCACCTGTGACCGGCGGGGCTGCATTCACGTCCTCATCGAGCTGGCATCCGAACTGCGTGACCGTATGGCGCACCTCGGCTGGGTGCTGCGACCGGCCGAGGAGTTCAACCCGACTACTGCGCTATGCCCTGCCTGCGTCCTGCACTACGAACGCATGTCCACCGGCGATATCACCGCGTAGGTAGTCGTAACACAACGGGGAGGGGTGTTCGTCACGTGGTATTCACAGATCAAGCGGGCATCCTTTGTGGTGTATCCACTAATCCTCTGAGGGGAACCCTGCTGTGACAGAACGCCTGCTTCGAGTTCGCACCGGCCGACAGCCACACGAAGTCGCCATCTTGGTTGCCAGTGTCGCGCTCGGCATTGTTGGGACGGTTCTTCCTCAACGGATCTCACCAGCCATTGCCGCCGAGTTCGATATGTTCTGGGGTCGCGCTTTCTGGATCGCCCTGGTCCTGTTCGCTGGCGTGACCCTCTACGGGATCTACCGCCGCCGTATCGAGGGCCTACTCATCGAGCGTGCTGGCCTCACCGTGATGGCCGCCCTCTACGGCACCTACATCTACGCCTCGCTCGCGGTGAACGGGTTGGATGGCGTGACCTCTATTGCGCTTCCGCTGTCTTTCGTGGTCGCCAATCTGGCCCGCTGCTGGCAGATCCGCACTGACCTGGTCTTGATGTCCTCCTATCTCAAGGAACATCCGGGGGTGGACCTCCGGTGATCGAGGTTCTCCTGACCGCTGCCGAATCTATCTCCCCCACGCCACCACCTGACTCCCCGCCCACCCTCGGCGAACTACTCGACTGGGGGTTGCGACTGCTGCTCGCTCTCGGCGGGATCGGCGGTATCGGTGCACTGTTCATGGTCCGGCAGCAGAAGCGCAAGATGGCAGCAGATGCCGGACGCACAGAGGCTGAGGCCGACTCCATCATGGCCGACGTTGGCAGCAAGGCGACTGACCGCGCCGACAGGGTGCTGTCCATGCAGGAGAGGGTCATGCGGGGGATGCAAGAGAGGCTCGATGAGGCCGAGGCACGAATGGACCAACTCACCAGCTACGTGGAGATTCTGGTTCAGGCATTACGCACTGCCAATGTTGCGGTCCCCCCTATGCCACGCAAGATGGCCGAGGATGCCCGCTCAGGTAATCACACCCCAACCAATCCCGAGATGGTGGTAGTGAGGCCCTGATGTCCACCCACACCCCAGTCCAGGACACTGACCTATCCCCCGCCACCTGCGTCCTGCACCGCACATCCGTACCTGCCGAGGTAGGTCTGGTCTGCGATAGCCACTACCAGGCCCTGTCCTCCCTGCTGCGGGACATCGAGGACCAGGTGGCCACACTGTCCCCGGTTCCCTCGTTACAGCAGAGCAGCGGCACCCGTGGCGCCACCCTGTGCTCCCAGCGTGCCCCTGCCCTCCTCGATGCCCTGGTGCATACCGATCCCCGGGTAGGCACAGGATGGGCTGAGGATGCCGATGACGCCCTGGTCGCCGGTCGGACCCTCTCGGTGTTCACCGTGCTGCACAAGTACGCCTCTCGGGTCCGTACCTACCGTGGTCTGGTCGGCCGCACCCGCACCATCTCCTGGCGTGAATGGCCCTATCCCGGCCCCGTGTGCACCGAGCAGTGCGGGCATGAGTCCTGCCATTCCCTCGCCCCGTGGCACCACCTGTCCGTCCCCGATACCGACACCATCAGCAGTGAGCGGGATCTGCTGACCCGGCACCTGACCTGGGTGGCGGCACAGCACTGGGTCTCCGACCTACACCGTGACCTGTCCCGTCTCATGCGACAGCTCGAGAACGTCAACCGCACCGAGGAGCCAAAGGCCAGCCCCGTCGGTCTGTGCCCTACCTTGCTGGATACCGGGGAGTGCGGCGGCAAGCTGTGGCCTGACCCCGAGCACGGGTCGGTGTACTGCGGTAGGTGTGACCGGACCTTCGACTACCAGGAGCTGCGCCACTTGGGTGACATGCTGGTCCGTCAGGGATACGTCGAGGTGTACCGGGCCGAGTGGTTCACAGGTGTGCCGGCCTCGACCATTCGCAGGTGGGTAGCAGAGAAGCGCATCACGAGCGAGAAGGCAGGACGAAAGCTCACGGTTCAGATCGGTGAAGTCGAGCAGATCCGTGATCGAAAGCGCAGACGTAACGGTCTGAGTAAGAGACTGAGCAATGCGAGCTGATGTGTTGACACATTGGCAAGTGAGCACTAACGTAGTAGAGGATGGGAATGCTGTGGTCACGTGTCTTGTGCCACGAGTCTTCCACTTCTTCTTCGTTGGCTACATGGTCAAGGTCATCGGCTCATGACCGAACGCATCAATGGACGAGCACGAGCACAGCGCAACGCTCGCATCCTTCGTGCTAATCCAGTCTGTTGGCTTTGCGGTAACGACATCGATCTGACGCTCAAATTTCCTGATCCTTTCAGCGGAGTTGTCGATCACAAGCTGGCGCTACACAGCGGTGGGACCGAGGACCCGGGCAATCTGGCCCCGGCCCACAACAAGTGCAACCGGGACAAGAGCGACAAGCCGTTCGGCAGTGTGACTCGGCGCAGCGGTTCGTTGCGTCGGCCGTGATCTTCACGAGCGTCGGGGTGGGGGAGGTCCCCCTCTCATCAAGATCTGGAGACCTCCGGGCATTGGTCCGATCTCTCCCCGCAAGATTCCACAGACTTCAACCATTTTTCCCACGTCCAGGAGGTGCCCCAGATGACTCGCAAACCGCCGCTACGAGCCGTCGCTGCGGGCGAGCAGCCTCCTGCCCCCGTGATCCCCAAGAGCGTCACAGAGGCCGCCAAGGACGGCACTGAGCGCGAACTGTGGGCTGCCATGCGGGATCGTGTCGCGGAGTCCGTAGAGAGCAAGGCGACCGCCCCCCGCGACCTGGCGGCCCTGACCAAGCGGCTGGGCGAGATCGTCCGCGAGATCAAGCAGATCGACGCCCGTCTGGCGAAGGAAGGCAGGACCGGCGGCCGGGCCGCTGACGAGTCCTTCGATGCCTCGGCTGTCTGAGGCCGCCCGACACGTCGTTCTTCCGTCGGGCATCACCTCCACCGGCTGGCCAGCGGTCGAACAGCAACTCCGCGAGTTCGGAGTCGAGTTCGATGAATGGCAGCAGGGTCTGAGCCGGGCGGTCCTCGGCAAGCGTGCCGACGGGCTATACGCGGCCACGGTCGGCGGTGTGGTGCTGTCCATTCCGCGCCAGGTAGCCAAAACGTTCCTAGTCTCCCGGCTCATCTTCGCCCTGTGTGTGCTCTTTCCCGGCCTCAAGGTGCTGTGGACGGCCCACCACAACCGGACGATCACCAACACCTTCCGGGGCTTGCAGGGATTCGCCCAGCACCCAAAGGTGGCACCGTTCCTGGCGCACAACGGCATCCGCACCGCTAACGGTGAGCAGGAGATCCGGTTCCTCAATGGATCGATCATCATGTTCGGCGCGCGGGAGCAGGGTTTCGGCCGTGGCTTCGATGAAGTCGATATCGAGGTCTTCGATGAGGCGCAGATCCTGACGGAGAAGGCACTGGAAGACATGGTGGCCGCCACCAACCAGACCCGGCACCCCCATGGCGCGCTGCTGTTCTACATGGGCACGCCACCCCGGCCGGCCGATCCCGGCGAGGCGTTCTCGCTCAAGCGGACCAAGGCGCTGGAAGGCAAGACCGAGGACACCTTGTTCGTGGAGTGTTCCGCCGACCCGGACGCCGACCCCGACGACCACAAGCAGTGGGCCAAGGCCAATCCGTCCTTTCCGCACCGCACGCCGCTGTCCTCGATGCTCCGGCTGCGGGAGAACCTCCCCAGCGACGAGGCGTGGCTTCGTGAGGCGCTGGGGATTTGGGAGACGGCGATGGGCAAGGGGGTCATCCCCGGCCCGTCCTGGAAGTCCGCCGAGGACGAGCACTCGATTGCTGTCGACAGGTTCGCTCTGGGTGTCGAGTGTGGGCCCGATCTGGCCTATGCCTCAGTGGCGATGGCCGGTGTCCGCCCCGATGGCCGCTGGCACTTCGAGATGGTCGAGGACCAGCACACCAAGGGGGCCGGCGTCTCCTGGCTGGTGCCGTACATCGAGAAGTATGTGGAGCTGAATCCGCAGATCCGCGCGATCATGGTCGATGTGGGTGGGCCGATCAAGGCTCTCCTGGAGAAGCGCAACAACGGCCACTGGTACTTCAAGGACACCCAGGTTCTGGTTACGCCGATTCGTGTAACTGAGCTCGGTTCCGCATGTACGACCGTTCTTAGCGGTATCATTACTCAAGACCTGTTCCACATCGGTCAGCCGCAGTTTTCTGCCGCTGCTCTTTCTGCTGGTAAGCGCCCACTGGGGGACACCGGCATGTGGGTGTGGAGCCGAAAGCTCTCCCATTCAGATATCACCCCGGTCCAAGCCGCCACATTGGCGCTGTCGGGTGCACAGACAACCAAGGTCCAGAGACCGTCTCGGGGCGGCACGGCTAGCGAGAGGGTGCTGACGGTACTTTCATGAATACTGAAAAGCTGACCCTGCCCGGCCTATCCGATGACGAGAATGCCACGCTGAACCGGCTCCTGGATGAGCTGAACGCCCGACAGCCGAGAAACATACTGCGCGCCTCCTACTACGACGGAAAGCGGGCCATCAAGCAGGTCGGCACTGTCATTCCGCCGCAGTACTACAACCTGGGCCTGGTGCTCGGGTGGTCGGCGAAGGCTGTGGATGGCCTGGCTCGCCGGTGCAACCACGACCGCATGGTGTGGGCCGATGGCGACCTCGGTTCGCTGGGTATGGATGAGCTGGCGGAGGCCAACAACCTCAAGACCGAGCTGAATGGTGCCATTCTGGCGTCGCTCCAGCACGGCCCGGCGTTCCTCATCAACACCGAGGGCGATGCGTCGATTGGTGAGCCGTCCTCGCTGATCCACGTCAAGGATGCGTTGAACGCCACTGGCGATTGGAACCCGCGCACCCGCCGCCTGGACAATCTGCTGTCGATCATCGCCCGGGACGACAAGGGCAACGTCACGGCGTTCGCGCTGTACCTGCCGAACATGACGATCTCGGCCGAGAAGGACTCCTCCGGCTGGCAGATCGATCGAGCCGAGCACTCCTGGGGCGTTCCGGCTGAGGTGTTCCCCTACAAGCCGCTGCCCCGCCGGCCTTTTGGTGCCTCGCGTATCTCTCGGCCTATCATGAGCTTGCACGACCAGGGCCTGCGGACGGTTATCCGCATGGAAGGCCACATGGATGTGTATTCTTTCCCGCAGCTCTGGCTGATGGGTGCGGATGGTGCGCTGTTCAAGAACGCGGACGGGTCACAGAAGGCCGCCTGGCAGATGATGCTGGGCCGCATTTTCGGTGTGCCGGACAACGAGGACCCGAATGCGACGCACCAGCGGGCCGATATCAAGCAGATCGACGCCGCCTCTCCTGAGCCTCATCTTGCGCACCTGAACGCGCTGGCCAAGCAGTTCGCCCGTGAGGCGTCGCTGCCGGACACGTCGGTGGCCATCACAGATATGGCGAACCCGACCAGTGCGGAAGCCTACGACGCGAGCCAGCATGAGCTGATCGCTGAGGCCGAGGGCGCGACCGATGACTGGACGCCCGCACTGCGACGGTCGGTAGTCCGCGGACTGGCCATCCAGAATGGTCTCACCGAGGTCCCTCGGGATTGGCGCACCATCACCCCCAAGTGGCGTAACCCGCGCTTCATCTCCAGTGCGGCTCAAGCCGACGCCGGGCAGAAGCTGATCGCCTCGGTCCCGTGGCTGGCCGAGACTGAGGTCGGGCTCGAGAAATTGGGCCTCACCGAACAGGAAATCAAGCGAGCCATGGCTGACCGTCGCCGGAACGCTGGCCGACAGGCTCTCCGGGACATCACCGCGCGGGCCCAGGCCACCCAGACCCCGGATCAGGCTCCGGTGCAGGTGAGCGATGACGACGCCGACGTCAGCGCCTGAGCAGACCATTCCGCCTGCGGTTCTCGCGGGCAGTGTGGTGGCTGGTGAGTCGCTGCAACTGCACCGGGTGGACCTGGAGACGCTGCTCCGGCTGGCCCTGAACGAGCTGGGTGGTATCTGGCGCAGTCTGACCGGCCGGGACCCGAACCGCTTCCGTGACGGGCTGGCCCTGGCGCTTCCGGCACTGTCCGAGGAGTACGGACCGGCTGCGGCCACGCTCGGTGCTGACTGGTACGACGATATGCGGGATCTGTCGGGCGTTCCGGGCACCTTCCGCGCCATTCCGGCCGAGATGCCCGACCAGGGTCGCTATGACGCACTCATCGGGTGGGGCACGGACCCGCTATTCCGGGGAAATCCCGAGGTCAACGAGGCCGGCGAGGTCATCCGCATCCCGAAGCTGGGCGACCCGGACTTCATCCCTGACTTCGCCTCAGCCCAGGGCCGAGTCGAGGGTGGCTTCCAGCGCCTGGTGGCCGACATGGACCGGGACAGCGTTATCGGATCACTCAAGGCTGATCCACAAGCGCGCGGCTGGGCACGGCAGACAACCGGTGAGTCGTGTGATTTCTGTAAGATGATCGCAGGCAGGGGTGCGGTCTTTAGTGCCGAAACCGCGACCTTCAGTAGTCACGACCGGTGTGATTGTGTGTGCGTGCCGGTTCTGGGCGGCGACCCTCGGCCGGTAGAGAAGTACACACCTAGTCAGCGGTTCCGTAGCAAGAGCCAGCGGGCAGCTAACAATGCCCGCATCCGCGAGTACCTACGCGCACCGTAGACCGCCGGAAAGTGTGGCAAAATGGTAGAATGGACGAGAAACGCTGCTCTACCTGCGAGGTGAGTAAGCCTCTCGACGAGTTCCATCGACAGTCCGCTGCAAAGGACGGGCGTCAGCGTCGGTGTCGTGGGTGTGTCCGGACTGCTGGCAAGGCGTATAAGGCTGCAAATGCTGACCGCATCGCCGAGTACAACCGCCAGTGGCGTATGGAGAACCCCGAAGCCGCGAAGGCAGCCACCGAGTCATGGCGTGAGCGAAACCGCGAGCGCTACCTAGAATCAAAGCTGGCATGGCAGCGACGGAACCGCGACCGCCGCGTAGAACAAGCTCGTATGTATCGGGAGGCTAACCCCGAGAAGTACCGAGCGGCACTTGCTCAGTGGAAGGCCGAGAACCCCGAGCGGGTCCGTGACCACCACCGCAAGCGGCGAGCTTCCCGGTACGGCGGGGTCGGGCAGGTAGACGGCGAGACCGCTTGGACAGACTGCGGCGGGCTGTGTGGTCTTTGTGGAGACGCGATCGACCGCAGCTTGCCCTGGCCAGACCCAGAGAGTGCTTCTCTGGACCACATTCTTCCGCTCTCCAAGGGCGGAGCGCACGACCAGTCCAACGTCCAATGGACGCATCTGGTCTGCAACCTACGTAAGGGAGTCACTCTCCCTTAGCGGCCGTCCAGGTGGCGACCGATAGAACTAACCCCAGGAGGGTCAAATGAGCGAGCCAATTACCGATACCGCTACTACTGAGCAGCCCCAGGAGGGCGCCGGTCAGGAGCCGAAGGTATTCGATGCGGAGTACGTCGAGAAGCTCCGAAAGGAGTCGGCGAAGTACCGCACTGAGGCCAAGGCAAACGCCGAAGCCGCTACTCAGGTTGGTGAGCTCACTCAGAAGCTGGAGAAGGCCGAGTCGGCTGCCGCTGAGGTCCCGAGCAAGGTGGCAGAAGCACTGCGCACCCACCTGGTCGAGCTTCACGGTATCGAGTCCGACGACGCCGATCTGTTCCTCACCGCGAACGACCCGGAACTGCTGCTCAAGCAGGTCACCCGACTGGTCGGCCGTGGCAGCACCAAGAAGTCTGGCAACAACGTGCCCCGTGAGGGCTCGACCACTCCTGCGCCGAAGCCCGACGAGAACAAGCAGTTCGTCGGTGCACTCTTCGGCCGGAACCCTAACTCTTAAGGAGAACTGCTGTGCCTGCAATCCTGACCACCGGGGCCATCACGGTCCCCGTCCAGTACATCGAGCCGTGGCTCGGCAAGGTGCAGAATGGCTCGACCATCGCTGCCCTGTCCGGTGCCCTTCCCATGCTGTTCGGCAACGGTTCGTCCATGACCTTCGACATCGGCGAGGCCGAGTACGTCGGTGAGGGCGCCAACAAGGGTCCGTCGAACATCACGCCCACCGTCAAGACGGTCAAGCCGTTCAAGTTCCACAAGACCGTTCGCTGGACCGATGAGGTCAAGTGGGCCGACGAGGACCACCAGCTCCAGGTCGTCGAGCAGATCCTCGGTCTCATCCAGCCGTCCCTCTCGCGGGCGCTGGACTACGGGGTCTTCCACGCCATCAACCCGGCCAACGGCGCCGCAGTGGCGGCCATGACTGACCGGCTGACGGCTACCACCAGCTCGGTCGAGGTTGCTGCGGCTGCTCCGTACACCTACCTGGACGCCGCTGACACCCTGGTGCTGGCGAATGGCTACGTCCCCAGCGATGTGGCCCTGGACCCGTCCTTTGCGGCTCGGTTCTCCACCGCCCGTGGCACCAACAGTGAGCAGAAGCTGTACCCGAACTTCAAGCTCGGTACTGAGGTGTCGGAGCTGGATGGCCACCGTGCGTCGGTCTCCAAGACGGTTGGCGCTGCTGGCGTTGCCGCTTCTGCGACCAACCTCAAGGCCGTCGTCGGTGACTTCTCCGGTATCCGCTGGGGCATTCAGCGCCAGGTCGGTCTTGAGATGATCGAGTACGGCGACCCGGACGGCCAGGGTGACCTCAAGCGCAACAACCAGGTCGCCTTCCGCGCCGAGGTTGTCTACGGCTGGGGCATCGCCGACCTGGGTGCGTTCGCCAAGGTCGTTGACGCTGTCGCCTGATTCTGAGTTGGGCGGTGTCGGGGATTGAGTTCTCCGGCACCGCCCTCCCCAGGTCCGTCCGCTTCACGATCTAAAGGAGAAACCCATGGCTGACCAGAAGCTAGTTCGCCTCCGTAGCGTCCGCACCGGCGTCGTTGTTCAGGTGCCCGAGGACGTTGTTGAGAGCCTTTCGACGGCTGAGTACGAGGCCGCCGACAAGGCACCCGCCAAGCGGGCCAGCAAGTCCGACAGCGAGTAAGGAGCCAGCCGTGGCCGCCGTTCAGCTAGTCCCCGAAGACCTCACCCCGTTTGCCCAGATCGAGCGGGCCAAGGCTGTGGCGATGATCGAGGACGCTCTGGCTGTGGCGGCCACGGTTGCGCCCTGCATCACCGAGGCTGACTTCACCAAGGAGTCGGCAGCTCGGGCCATTCTGCGCGGGGCGATCCTCCGCTGGAATGAGTCCGGCAATGGTGGGCTGACGACCATTCAGCAGACCACCGACGACTTCAACCAGAGCAAGACTTACGACAACCGGCAGACCCGTCGGGGCATGTTCTGGCCGTCTGAGATCCAGCAGCTCCAGAACCTGTGCCAGACCGAGAAGTCCGGCGCCTACTCCATCGACACCCTGCCGACATCCACGGCCATCCACGCCGACATCTGTGCGCTGCGGCTGGGTGCCAACTACTGCTCGTGCGGTGCCTACCTGACCGGTGGCTTTCCTCTGTGGGAGACCACGTGAGCTTCGACAAGTTCGCCCAGGACGCGGTGGAGACGGCTGAGACGGCCCGTGCTGTCGCTGAGGCGATGATGAAGTCCCGGTGCACCATTCGCGCGGGTGGCTCTGGTAAGACGACCGACCCCGTGACTGGCGCAGTGGCTCCGGCGCTCGGTGCGGTCATCTACTCAGGGAAATGTAAGATCAAGCCTGCCGGTTCCTGGGGTCGCACCGCTGAGGCCGGTGGCGAGCAGGTTTCGCCGTCGATGTTCCAGGTGTCGATCCCTTTCCGGGTCACCAACGTCGAGCGCAACCAGTGGGTCACCATCGACTCCTCCCCGGACGGCTGGTTCGTGGGTCGCCGGTTCCAAGTCCGGTTCAGTCCGCAGGCTGGCGACTACATCTCCTCGCGCCGTCTGCTGTGTGAGGAAGCCTGATGGCTGAGAGTCCAGACGGCTTCGCCCGGGATCTGGAACGTGCCGGTGCTCAGGTGAAGAGCGTTGTCCGGCCGGTGGTCGTCAAGGGCGCGGTGAACGTCAAGAACGAGGGCCGCCGGAATTCCACTGCCTCGTCCCGCTGGCATGGCCGGTATGCGCCGCAGGCCATCGATTTCGATGTGGATGAGACCGGTGACGTGATCGAGGCCGACATCGGCTACAACCACGACGCACCGGGGAACCTCGGTAAGCAGGCACGACTGGGCGGCATTCTGGAATACGGGTCCCCGACCAGCCCGCCGCACCGTGACCTGGGCCGGGCCTTGGAGTCCGAAGAGCCGCGCTTTGAGCAAGCCATCGCTGACGCCGTAGGGAGGCTCCTGTGACCGCACCGGCCATTCCCGACGCACAGCCGCTCATCAACGCCGTCGAGGCCGCTGTGACCTCCCATGGCTTTCTGATCGGTGACGGCGAGAAGCCAGAAGACGTGACGGATCGCCCTTACATCGTGGCGTGGTGGGATGCCGGCCGCATTACCGACCGAACTCTCCGGTCACGTGATGGGTTCAGGGTTTCGGCTATCTTCCATTCTGTGGGACAATCTCCAGAGGCAGTTCGCATTGCTGTCAAGGCTCTTCGTACCGCCATTCTCGGACTCAACGGGGCGCAGGTAGGTGGCTGGAAAGTGCAGACTCCATCCCACCATCCAGCGATCCCACTGGCGCGTGACGACGACAAGAATCCGCCCATCTGGACGCAGGCCGACGAATGGCACTTCCGCCTTTCCCCTGCGTGACCACCACAAGCCTGGGCCACTCCCGGCCTTGGATCGTCCAACTCCGAACCGAAAGGGGCCATTCATGGCCGACAACGACGTGACCATCCAGAGCCCCACGGGCGAGGAGAAGGTGGTCCCCAAGGCCGCTCTTCCGTTCTTCGTGAACCAGAACTGGGTTGCGCTCACCGCCGACGGTCGCAAGAACACCCGGGCCACCGACAAGGCCGCTGGCCACACCGACAAGTCCTGACCATCCGGTCCTGACCACACTCATTCTGAGACACAAGGAGTAACAGAAATGGCCGATCTCGGCTTCGACGGCAACATCAAGGTCAGCTTCGTGCCGACCGTCGCAAACATCGCTGGCCCCACCGTGACCGAACTGAACGCCGGTGTCGAGCTGGAGGGTCGTCTGACCGCCGAGGGGCTGGCCATCAGCTCCGAGACGGCCGACGTCGACACCTCCAAGCTCAACAGCACCGCCAACAGCGGCACCATCGGCCGCGACACCTACTCGGTCGGCGTCACCTACGTCCGTGGTGACTCGGCCGACACCGAAGCGCAGGCCGTGCAGACCGCTCTCGTCCGTGGCGCTGCGGGCTTCCTGGCCGTCCGCCGGGACAAGGTCAGCACCGCTGCGTGGGCCGCTGCGGACAAGGTCGAGCTGTACCCGGTGATCTGCCGTCGTCCCAACCCGGCTCCCCCGGCACCGGACGCGCTTCAGACCGTCGAGGTCGGCATGGCCGTCACCGATGGCAACAAGGTCCGCGCCATTGACAACCCGGCGACTGTCGCCGCTGGCGCCTGACCTTTCCTGAACGGCGGGGGCGGTTTCCTGGGATGGGCCGCCCCCGCCCCAAAACCCACATTCCAGACTCATCCCGGAAGGTAATACAATGGAGACGGTCATTCAGTCTTACGACTGCGACCTCTACTGCGCCGACCCTGAATTGCACGAACGGCTGTTGCGGTTTGTGGAGGGCCTGGGTCTCGACCCCAACAGGCTTCTTCCCGAGGCCGAAGTGGTGAGTGTCGGACCCGGCGGGCCATATGAGTTCCGCGCCAGTCGAATCCTCCAGGACGAGGACGGCAGGGACCGGTTCACCGAGGATTTCGAGCCGATCACCGAGCCCGCCGTCGTGCAATTCACCGGCGAATACCCTAAGCCCGAGTCAACCTGACCCGGCACGTAACACCCACCCCAGAACATCCCAGAAAGCAGGTATCAAGTCATGGGCGTTTCCATCAAGAGCCTAAAGGGGAAGGTCAAGCGGCCGATCCGTGTCGCCAAGGTCTGCCTCGACGGTTCCCTATGGGCCAAGCACGACGAACTCGCCGAGCAGCTTGAGTCGGCTCGTGGGCAGAGTTCCCCGACGATGGGTGCCGACCCGAAGGTCACTGAACTGACCAAGCAGCTTGCCAAGGTCGAGGAGGACATGCGCAAGGCGGAGGTGGCCATCGAGTTTCGGGGCATCTCTTCCTACGAGCTAGCCGCACTCCAGGCCCGGTTCCCGTCCGAGGACAAGCGACTGGCGTGGGACATCAACGCCGGTGCTGCTGCTCTCATCGCCGCCAGCGCAGTGGAGCCCACCACCGAGGAGGAGGCGAGGGAGCTTCTTGAAGAGCTGCACTTCGCCGCCACCGACAAGCTGATCGGTACTGCGTGGAACGCGACCACTGGTAGCACGGAGGTCCCTACCAGCGCGCCCGCCTCCGCTCTGATCCGCAGCTAAGGGTCGAGGTAGAGCAGGCGCGCGCCTACGGTGTGCCGCACAGCATTTTCACAGGTCGTCCAAAACCCGGCCCAGGTGAACCAGAGTTCCTCCAAGAAGACACCGATCTAGCTGTCGCCCTCGCCTTGGAGGAACGCGACACCTGCCCGTCCTGCGGGATGCTCAAAGACTGGTGCCGGGACCCCGACAAAGCACGTGCTCGCTGGAACGTATCCGAAGACTTCTGCTGGGCCACTTATCGACTGGCTCAACGGAAGCCCAAGGGTGACGACCCCCAGGAGCGGGCCACGTTGGTCGTCCCGGCCATCAAGCCAGGCTACGAACCCGATGTCTTCGCCGGTCTGGATCTCAGTCCTGACGACTACGACGACGCTTCCTGACGCTGTTGGTGATCGCAGCAACCAGTGCAATCACCAGCAGCGTCAGCAGCGTCAAGAAGTACATGGCCTGGGTCTGCTGCGACACAGCCAACACGTCAATCACTTCTAGCTCGGTCATGCACCGCAGCATACAGACGAAACGGAGGACCGGTGGCTGATCGTCGTGTGGTCTCAGTCCAGTTGCGTGCCGACATCGGCAACTACCAGTCCTCGATGGCCAAGGCGGCAGCGTCAACCCGTGCTCTCGGTGACTCCGCCACACAAAGCAGTCGTGAGGTAGGTAGGGCATCGGACGACGCGGCCCGCAAGGTCTCCGAGGTTCGTCGGCAGCTTGTCGAGCTGGGTCGCACCAAGGTCAGCGCCGGGGTTGCCGTCGATACGGTTGCCGCGCGGATGGAGTTGAATCAGCTTCAGGCGGAGTTAGCGGAGATCGACCGGTCCGATGCGTCGGCTCAGGTGGATGCGGAGACCGCCGCTGCTGAAGCGCAGATCCGCTCCCTACAGTCCCAGCTCAACCGGATCGATGGGCAGACGGTCACCGCCCGGGTCAACGTGGACGATGGCGGTTCGGCTATTCGGGCCACCGCACACCTGAACGGCCTGTGGTCGGCGGCCCTGGCGGTGTCCCCGGCGCTCGGTGCCATCGGCGGTGTGGCGGCAGCGGGAATCGGCGTCATCGCCCCTCTGGCGGCTACTGCGGCCGGTGGTCTTGGTGTTCTCATGCTGGGTTTCTCCGGCCTGGGTGATGCTGTGGAGTTGCTGGAAAAGCAGGGTGAGGCGTCCGGTGCGGCACTGGAGAAGGTCAATGCCAAGCTGGCGGAGGTCAACCCCGCCACTCTGACCTTTGCCCGGTACGTCCAGGACACCCTGGCTCCGGCGCTCAAGGATGTGCAGGGGACGGCTGCGGCCGGTCTGCTGCCTGGTGTTCAGGCTGCGCTCGAGAACATGTTGCCGCACCTGGGTTCGGTGAATGACTTCGTGGGTCGCCTATCCGGGCGGTTCGGGGAGCTGGCGGTGGAGGGCTCTCGGGCTCTCACCTCGCCGATGTGGATGGATTTCTGGCGCATGATCGATGAGAACGCCGATCCGATCATGACCGACTTCTTCCACACCCTGCTGAACATCGGTACCGGGTTCGCTGGGATGTCGACGGCGTTCATGCCGATGGCGCGCGATGTGTCGGCCGGGATCGTTGACCTGACCGGCAAGTTCGCCACCTGGGGTGCTGAGCTAGGGGAGTCCGAGGGTTTCCGACGGTTCCAGCAGTACGTCTCCGAGAACTGGCCCAAGGTCCGCGACATCATCGCCAATGTGGCCGAAACGATCGGCACCATGATCGAGGCCGGCGCTCCGATTGGTGCCGCTTACCTTGACGCGTTCGTGGCGCTCTCCAACGTGCTGGCGTCGCTCCCGGTGGGCGTGGTGCAGGCGCTGCTGGTGGCGTTCATCGGCTTCCGTGGTGTGTCTGCGGTCGCTGGGATCATCAACAGTGTCGCGGCCTCATTTGACATGGTGCAGATCGCCGCTGGTCGGGTCACGGGTGCCCTTGGTGCCGCTGAGAGCGGTATGGGTCGGTTCGGTACGGCGGCCAGTGGTGTCGTGAACATGATGGGCGGCCCGTGGGGTGTCGCTCTGGGTGCCGCTGGGATCGTCATCGGCGGTATCGCCACGGATATGGCCAATGCGTCGGCGACAACCGACCGGTGGGCGCAGGCACTACTTGCTGGTGGATCTGCCGCCGAGCGGGTGCGCCTTGAGGCAGAGCGGCAGCGGGAGCAGCAGCCGTTCGAGTGGATGGCCGACCTAGACGAGTTCATGGGCTTCGCTCCGTCGATGGACGAGGCCACGCGGGCGGCTCGCGCTCTGTGGAATGAGATGACCCCGCTCCAGCAGGCGCAGTCCAAGGTCGCCGAGTGGTCGGGCATCCTCAACCAGCGGCTGAACGACGAGAATGCCACCACCGAGCAGGTGCGGATCGCCAAGGAGCGGTACGCCTACTGGACCGGTGAAGAGTCCCGGATGCAGGGCGAGCTTCAGGCCGCCACCGTTGTCAGCAACAGCGTGCTCGGCGCACAGGCGTTGACCTACCAGGATCTGTCTGGTGCGGCTGCCACCCAGCTCGGCATTTATCGCACTGTCCTTCAGGAGCGGGCGCAGGCTGAGACCGATTCCGCCGCCCACACCGGTGCCAAGACCGGGGAAGCCTCCGGCGCCTGGCAGAGCCACGTGTCCTCGGTGGGTGTGTCCCTGGACGAGTACGCACGGCGGCTTGAGGAAGACACCCAGAACAAGGAGAACTGGCGCGCGAACATTGTTGCGGTGACCGCGCGCGGTGGGTCCGAGGTCGGCCAGATCCTTCTCGCCATGGGGGAGGAGGGCGCTCAGATCGCCGCCGATATGGCGAATGCCACTGACTCCGAATTCCACCGCATGCAGCGGGCGATGATCGACAACGCGCGTGTCGGTGGGCAGGGTGCCGCCGGTGAGATGGACCTCTACATGAGGATCATGGCCGAGAAGGCACGCCAGGGCGGCGCCAACACGGTCTCCGGTATGGCGCAGGCCCTTGGGGTCGGTGTCGGTGAGGTCGCCCGGATCGCGTCCCAGTACGGCGTTTCTCTGGCGGGCGGCATCAACCCGGTCCTCAAGGGTCTCGGCAAGACACCGATCACCATCCAGACCGCACCGCAGCAGATCTTCAACGGTCAGGTGCCGGTTCGTCGTGCCGAGGGTGGCCCCATTCCTGGGTTCTCTCCGCACCCCAAGGCGGACAACGTTCCCGTCATGGCGACGGCCGGCGAGTTCATGCAGCCGGTTTCCACGGTCCAGTACTACGGCACGGGCCTCATGGAAGCGCTGCGTAAGCGGAAGATTCCGCGTGAGGCGCTGCACCTGGCCGAGGGCGGTCTGGTGGCGTTCGGTCGGCGGTTGCAGTCCATGGGCGCGAAGGTCACCGAGCACCCGCTGTTCGGTGGGGTGGGGCAGCACGGCAAGAACTCGCTGCACTACTCCGGCAACGCCATCGACGTGAACACCCGGCCCGGGACCTCAGCGCTGGAGCAGCGGGAGCTGGGACCGATGGCGTCACTCGCTCGGTCGCTGGGTTTCCGCACGATCTTCATGTCGGCCGGTCACTTCAACCACCTGCACGTGGACACCGGACGTGGCGGCAGCATCGGTGCGGCCGGTGGCGGTGTTCCGGCGGTGGAGCTACCCAAGCCGCCAGGTCTCGCGCCGTTCGCGTTCCCCATCGCCGATCCGGCCGCCGCGATCATGCAGCACGCCTACGACCAGGCCAACCAGTGGATGCTCGCAAACACCATGGCCGAGTCTGCTGCTGGTGGTCCTCCCGGCGCTGGTGTGGAGCGGTGGCGCGGCACGGTCATGCAGGCACTGGCGCGCGTCGGTCAGTCCGGCAGTCTGGCAAACACCACGCTGCGACGGATGAATCAGGAGTCCGGCGGTAACCCGCGGGCCATCAACAACTGGGACGTGAACGCCAAGCGCGGCCCCCCGTCCAAGGGGCTAATGCAGGTCATTGACCCCACTTTCGCCACGCACCGCGACCGGGGCCTGGTGAACAACATCTGGGACCCGATGGCCAACATTGTCGCGTCGATGCGTTACGCACTGAGCCGTTACGGATCGCTTTCTTCTGCGTACAATAGAAAGGGCGGCTACGACCAGGGCGGCGTCGCTGAGGGCCTCGGCTTCATGGCGAAGAACACCATTTCTCCGGAGCGCGTTCTCTCCCCGCGACAGACGGCTGCATTCGAGCAGATGGTCACCCGCGAATTCGGCGCCAACTCGTTCGGCGGCGGGATCGACTACAACAAGCTGGCCGCTGCGATTGCTGCGACTGGGCGGGGTGCGCTGGTCGGTGAATACCACTCGCACTTCCATGGCGACAACAACGAGCACAAGGCGGTGGAGGAGTTGGCCCACACGCTGCAAGTGACCGACCTGGGTGGCCGCTATTCGGGAGCCGGGCTGTGAGCGTCACCCTGGCCGACTGGCAGATGGAGGTCGGTGGCGTCTGGGTCGGTGAGGGCACTGTGGTCGATCTGACCAGCCTGGACACCGGCTCCCATGAAACCCGCTCTCAGGATGTTCCGGCTGTACTGGACGACGCTCGTTACTTCGGCCGGGACCGGCTGACGCCCGGCACCTGGTCACTGGTTATGTCCATCAACGAATCCAGTGAGCAGGCCGCCCGCGAGGTGCTGCAAACCCTGCACACCGCATGGGGTGGTCGGAAGGTACGAGAGACTACTGGTGCGGTACAGACGCTGCGCTATCGGCTGACCGGCGGGACCACTCGTCGCATCTACGGCCGACCGCGTCGCTTTACTCCAGTACTCACTAACCTGTTCCTCGGTCACGTTCCCGTCGCCTACGATTTCGCCCTTGCGGATACTGCCATCTACGAGGACGGGGAGTATTCGATCTCCCTTGGGGTGGGGGCTGCGAACCTATCCGGGCAGGGTATGTCGTTCCCGATATCGTTCCCGCTGTTGTGGGGGGAGCCTGGTGCGGCGCAGCAGCGGACGGCACATGTGGGTGGGCTTGAGCCGACCTGGCTGACCACCCGCATCCAGGGGCCGATCACTGACCCCTACGTCCACGTGGGACCAAAGATGCTCGCCCTGCGTGGTGAGATACCGGCCGGTGAAGCGGTGACCCTGCGCGGAGCATCATGGGAACAGGGTGCTTTCTGGAATGACGGCACCCCTGCCGGCGACATGCTGGACCCGCGCACCCGTTTGGCGAATCTTCGGGTGGAGCCGGGTTCCCACGCAGTCACCTTCGGTGGAATCGACGCCACCGGCACGGCCACGGCCACTGTGTCCTGGCGCAACGCCTACTCCATGATCTAAACAATCCGCCGGCCGATCCGGCATTCCTTTGAGTAACGCACTAGAGAGAGGACTGCCCCGTGGCTGTTCGACCGGTTCCATTCGTGATCGAAGGTGCGCTCCACAGCGATGAGGTGTTCCGTGGGGCGCTGTCCGCTTCCACCCAGGAGGCCCAGGGTGTTTGTTTGCCTGGGCACCTCAAGGTCACAGCGACCTCGACGCCCAGCGGTCAAGTGCAGGTTGCCCCGGGTGCGGCGCTGATCAAGAACCGCCAGCAGCCGGGGGAGTCCTACTACGGCTCAACTGACAACCAGCCGACGCTGGTGAGCGTAGATCCCATGCTCTCGGGAACCCGCTACGACCTCATCGTTATGAGGATCATTGACCCGAACTTCGCCCCGTGGCAGCCCTCCGGTACACCTGGTGCACCGAACACCAGCACCACCGTGGGTCCGTACTGCCAGATCGTCGCTATCAAGGGTGTTGACGCCAATACCACCAGCGCGGATTTCCTCGGCTACTCGGCCGTGGCGCTGGCCAGGGTGAAGATGACCAACACCTCTAACGTCACCGAGATCGCCGATCTGCGGGAACTGGCACAGCCTCGGACGTGGACGCGAACCTTGGGGGGCTCTCCTGCTCCGGGTGAGGTCACCTACCCTCCGGGTTCCATGGACAGCGGCGACCCAGCCAATATGGTAACCCTCTCCAATATCACTCCCCAGGTCCGAATCCCGAAGTGGGCGACCCACGCTGACATCGTTGGTGAGGTTGTCGGTTTCCGTACCATCGGCTCGGCATGTAACGGCGCGGTGACGGTCCGGCTTGGCCCACAGTCCGGTGGCATCTACGGGCCGCACGTCGCTTACGACTTCCCCGACCAGGTCGCCGGGGAACTCAACCACGGCATCCTCAAGGTCACCCACGCCGCAGCTCCCATCCCTACCAACCTTCGTGGCACCGACCAGACGCTGACTATGCGCGCTCGGGTGGATGTGGGCAGCTTGCTGATCCACCAGTACTCGCTGGTCACCTTCCAGGTGTCGTTCTATGAGCTGGTTGCGTAACCGGTGGTTAGCGATTGGCGCTTCTTGGCCGCCCGCATCGAGGGCGACGGCCAGCAAGGCGCGTGGCTCGACATGGACCTTCCGCTTCAGAATGTCCAGGTCACCGATGTGCTGACCGGCCCTCCGCTGCTGACGGGCACCATCGATCCCGCCTTCAAGCGACTCAAGGGACCGGACAATCGACCACTACTCGACTATGGCGCCACGGTTATCTACGCCGAGGCCGACGGGCAGATCCGGGGCACCGGTATCTACCGAAACGGTGTGTGGGACGGGCCGAAGTGGCGGTTGGATTGCGCCGGGTTCACGGCCTATCCGACCGGCATGGGCTACGAACGAGAGGCCAGCTTCATACAGACCGACCCGTTGGACATCGTTCGGCACATCTGGGCACACATTCAAGCCGGTGGCCGGTCCAACCTCGGTCTCGTCGTGGATTCCACCACCACCACACCGGTACGGCTCGGGTGGTTCACTGCGGCTGCGGCTGCCCGTCAGTCTTCCATCGTCCAGGCCGCAGAGGCTATCCGTGACCGGCTGAACACCATCAATGTAATCAACAGTGACTGGACGTGGACTGGTGCGCCGCAGGTAGTGGTGCAGCACGCCGCCGACCTGGTTGGCCCCTATGTGCGCGGAGATGAGAACAGCAACGACGAACCGGCCAACCCGCAGAACCGGGAAACCGGCATCAAGTGGCTCGACAGCTTCATCCAGGAGCGGGTCGGTGGTGTGGCTACCGACGAAGGCCCTTTCGAGCTCAACCCGTGGACAACGGACGATCTGGGCTCGGTGATCGATAACCTGTCCCGGTCCACGCCATTCGAGTATCACGAGCGCCACCGGTGGAATCAGGGCAGGACGGCGGTTGAGCACGAACTGGTGTTCGGCTATCCGCGTCTGGGTGTCCGCAGGGAGAACCTGAGATTCATCATCGGTGAGAACGTCCTGAACCAGCCGTCGATCACCGCTGGCGAAGAGTACGCCAACCACGTCCGCTTCCTAGGGGCCGGCGAGGGGCGGGACATGGTCCGCAAGGAAGTGCGGATCGATGACGGCCGATTGCGCCGCATGGTCACGGTCGAGGACAAGTCGGTGCGCTCACCGCGTCAGGCTGAGGATCTCGCTCGGGCCGAACTGATCCGTCGCCAGTCTGGTATTCGGTCAATGAACGTCGTCGTCCGGGACACGCCAATGACCCCCCTCGGTTCCTGGAACGTCGGTGACGAGATCCGACTACAGGGTGATGTGGACTGGATGCCCATTGACTTGTGGTTTCGGGTCATTTCTGTGACCATTAGTCCTGATAGTCCCGAACTGATCGGGCTGTCGTTGTTGCGCTCCGATCTCGCCTGACAGCGAGGCCACTGAGCCGTCCTAACAATCCGATAGGACGAGAACCCACGTAGCCATTCAGCTGTGTGGAGACCCGGCTAGCCAAGGCCGAGACCCAGAAGGTACTCATGTCCACGAATCCGTTGCAGCCAAACATCGACGTACAGAAGATCGCAGGCCGAATCGCCCGCCTGGAGCGGCAGCAGAAGGCCAACCGAACTCCACAGCTAGGAAACAGTTCCCTCGACAACGCGGCGCTCAATGTGCGCGACGCTGCGGGTCAGCTCACCGCCATTGTCGGGGTCCAGTACGACGGCACCTCGGGCGCAGTTTCTGTGTCTGGCCCTACCCCACCGACGCCGAGCGGAGTGACCCTGGAAGACGCCATCGGTGGCGTGCTGCTCAGGTGGGACGGCACTTTCGAGGGCGGTCTATCGGTGGTTGCTCCCCAGGACTGGTCGCGGGCGGAAGTACACGCCTCCCCGGACATCAACATGGCCGCGATGGACGCTTCGGCCCTGGTGTCCACCATCGAGTCCCCACGCGGCGGCAGTGTGTTCATCCCCTCCCCGCCTGGTGTCGCCATGTACGCCCGGCTGGTGGCCCGTAGCCAGTCGGGTAAGCGGTCGGGTGCCTCTGTCGTCGCCGGACCGGCTGAGGCCGCTGAGGTCGGCAACGGCACGAAGATTCATCAGGGCGCAACGGAACCGGAGAACCCGGCCATCGGTGATCTCTGGTACGCCACGGTCGGTACGTCGAATGGGCAGCCCACCTACGAGGCCCGGCGCTACTTCGGCCCGGCAGACGGTGGCTGGAAGCCGTTACGGGACCAGGCTGCGGTGCAGGCCCTCGCTGAGGTCGTAGAGGCGGGCAACAAGGCTACGCAGGCCGGTGTCGATGCGCTGGCCGCCAAGGCGCTGGCTGAGCAGGCCCAGGATGGACTGACTTCGGTGCAGACCGAGGTGCTGCTGGCCGAGGTGGCTGCCTCGTCGGCCCAGCAGGTAGCCCAGCAGGCACAGAACCAGGCCGCTGACGCCATCGCCGACGCCGCCGATGCCAAGGCCACTGCTGACGGCAAGGTGACGACGTATTTCACCACCTGGGCCGGGCGACCGGTGGCTCCGGCGATGAAGGCCACCGATGACGGGGATCTGCTTTTCGCCTCCGACCAGGGCAACAAGCTCTACCGGTGGAACGGCTCAACGCTGGCGTGGGTGGTCGCCGCTGACCAGACCGCTGCCGATGCGCTGACCGCTGCCCAGAATGCGGCGACGGCTGCCGGTAACGCTCAGACCACCGCCAACTCGAAGATCGTCACGCTGTACTCGACCACCGAGCCGTCGCACTCCAATCGCACTGAGGGTGACCTGTGGGTGGACCAGGCCAATGGGAACCGGCTCAACCGCTGGTCGGTGGCGGCCAATGACTTCGTCCCGGTCCAGCTCGGTGCCGGTGCCATCTCAGCCACTGCTCGGGACCTGGGCAGCATCAACATCTACCGGCAGGCCAGTGAGCCTGCCTCCAACGTCTCGCGCACCAACGACCTGTGGGTCCGTTCCACCGACAATCGGGTGCACGTCTATAACGGCACCACCTGGGTGGAGTCCAAGGACGAAGCCATCAACACGGTTGCCACGGATGCGGCCACCGCACAGGCCACGGCCGACCAGAAGGTCCGGGTGGATGTAGGCACGGTGTTCCCCACTGGCCGAGTGCCGGCCGACGTGGGTGACGTGTTCATCAAGACCGATGAAGGTAACGCCACCTACACCTGGGCCTACGGGGAGGCCGTCGCTGGCACCCCTTACGTTCCAGCCACCCCGGAGCAGCCTTATATCCCGCCGCGCACCAACCTGTGCCTGAACCCCTCCTTCGAGATCGATCCGGTAGGAGCTATCGCCACCAACAACAACACGCCCACGCACTGGGGTCTGCTGGAGTCAGGAGCTGGCCTCACCACCCGTACCATCGTCAACGGAACCACCGGCGTCATCGACGGAACCAAGGCGGCGAAGATCGTCAGCCCCTCGCTGGGCACGTCTTCCACCGCGCGGATCGGCTTCACCCAGACCATCACCGGTCTTGCCGTCGGTGACGTCATCCGGGCCTCGGCGCACCTGCAGGTCACGGTCACCGACGGGAACCACCCGGTCGAGATTCGCGCGGAGTTCCTGGACAGCCTGAACAGCGTGGTCGGTACGGCGGTGACCACGCAGGGCCTTGACGCTGCTGGCGACCAGTTTCTCAAGCTCACCACCGGCCGTCTCCCCGCTGGTGTTGACCGGGTGCGGGTGCAGGTGTACCGGCGCGGCAACGACACTGGCGCAGTCCTCAGCAACGCCGACCTGTACGTGGATTCGGTGCTAATCGAGAAGAACGTCCCCGCCAGCGCGCCGGACACGTTCATCCTCAGCAGCGACCCCGGACAGCCGTACGCCCCGGCGCAGCCGGAGCAGCCTGCGACTCCCTCGCTGCCGGAGGGCTGGCGTTGGGTCAAGCGCGCTATCGGTGGTGGAGCCATCCAGCCCAAGAGCCTGGTGGCCCGCGATGTGATCGCCACCGGCACCGTCTCGGCGGCGCTGTTTGAGGCGCTGATGGTGCTCACAACTACGGTGATTGCCGGAAACCCGCATGGGGATCATGCTCGACTTACTCCGCAGGGGTTCTTCGCCTACACAGCGGACGAGATCGATGGTATTCCCAACGTGGCCATTCGGCTGGGAACCGGCACCGATGACTACCTGGGGATCACCAACCAATACGGCCAGTTGGTGACGACGCTGGACGAGACCGGGGCTGTGAACGCCCGCACCGCCAACTTCCAGGAAGACATCACCATCTCTGGCCGCAGCATCGAGCAGCGCATCAACGAAGTCGGCGGCGGGCGCATCGTCGGCCGGTACCGCGGGACCCTCGGGGCGAACCTGGAGCCCATCCGGCCGGAGATCGGCATCGTGGAGGCAAACGCCTACCTCAGCAACACGAGGTTCTATGACATCAAGTGGCGCCTGAGCTGGCGGACCAACCAGATGCCCTCGGACGTCACCTTCCGGATTCGGTCCACGGTCGGAATAGACAGCAACACCGCTGATGCGCCGACGATCAACTCCTACGCCGAAGAGGCGTGGACGAAGGCGCAGACCTCGCCGAACTACCAGCACACCGACGAGGGCTCGGTCCGCATCAGCCCGGCGTTCAACGGACGGCACCGGTTTCTGCTCACCATGGCGGTCGGCGACCCGAACGGTACCGGCACTACTACGGGTTCGGTCATGGGGGCACGACAGATCGACCTCTCAATTGTCGACGCCGGGCCACGGGGCCTTTCCGACGGAGGTCTCATCTCGCGCGGTGGCGGTATTCTGTACGGAGGCACCGCAACCCCGGCCGCTCCTCCGCCGGTGCAGAACCACTTCGTGGAACTGGCACCCGCCGGTTGGAAGTCGTGGAACGCGAACAACACCCTGCGTGGCTCCACCGACCAGGGTCGCAACGGCATCAACGGACCCATCCAGGGCATCGCGCCGGGAACCAGCGGATCGCAGAAGGGCCACTGGTGGTTCGCCATTCCTGCCATCACCGGGACCATTACCCGCATGGAATTCTATGTCTGGGCGGATCACTGGTACCTCAACTCTGGTGGTACCGGCGTCTTCAACGTCGCCTGGTTTGGTCAGGGTGGCCCAAACTACCCCAAGCACAAGGGCGATCATCTCATCAACGGCATCCCGAAACCGGGTGGAACCAACTGGGTGCTGCCCAGCGACTGGTGGGAGCACTACACCACCCATCCGCCGGGCGGTCTGAAGGCAGACGGCATCACCGTCGGCCCGACCGGTAACTACGCACACGAGTACGGCCGGTATAACGGTGACTCGGCGCGGCTTAAAATTTGGTTTACTCAATGATCTTGGTCGGCAGGCGAGCGGCAGTTCTATCGGACCCCTGTAGTATGATTTCGGTTGTGACAACCTCATCCGTTGAATGCGCTTTCCGAGGCTGCGACAGAACTCCCCGTACGCAGGGTTACTGCGGCAGCCACTATGCCCAGTGGCGCCGGGCCGGTGAGACCTGGGAGCTTGGCGCTCGGGTTCGTTCACACGCTTCCGACTCCGAATGTACTTTTGACCCGTGTGACCGTCCTCAATACATCCGAGGGCTGTGTACCGCTCATGACGCCCAAATGCGTCGAACCGGCGAGACCTGGGAGGTTGGGACTCAGCGGAAACGGCGCCAGGCTTCCCGTTCGAACCGGCTGTGCTCCTTTGACGGCTGCGAACGTCCGCATTCCGCCAGGGGTTACTGCAAGAGCCACGTTAGGCAGCTCCGAGCCGACGGCGAGGTCTGGGAGGTCGGAACCCGACGTGGCCACAAGCGATTGCGTGATCTGACGGACGTTGAGCGGAGACGCCGCAAGAGCGACTACATGCGAGCCTGGTACTACGGGCTCACCGTCGACGAGCTGTATGAGTTCTTCGCCAAGCACAACTACCGGTGTGGGATCTGTGGCGCCCCAGGGGACCCGGCGAAACGTGGCGGTGGGTTCGTGGTCGACCATGATCACGCCTGCTGCCCCTCGCCGACGGCGACCATCTCGGAGCGTCGTCAAACCGGGTACGTCACCAAGCCCACTCCTACATGTGGCAGGTGTAATCGCGGTCTCTTGTGCGTTGCCTGCAACGCCGGGATTGGCCAGTTCCGTGATGACCCTGAAAATCTAATCGCAGCCCTGGCCTACCTGGGCGTGAAGGTCGAGAGGATCGACTAATGACCGAGCCCACTTCCGTTTCAATTACCGTCGAAGTGCCGGCCGATCTGGCGCCACGGGTCTATGCCGCCATTCGGTCTGTCTACGGGGCGCTCACCGCAGAGATTCCCGACGACAACGAAGCGGCCGAAGCAGTGGTGGCGTACTGGCTACAGGACACCTTGGCCACTGGTGAGTCGCGTGCGGCCGGTCTGCCGGTGATCGATGAGGTTGCCGCTGTGGAGGAGAAGTTCCGCAAGGCGGCAGACCGGGCTCGAGAAAAGGCCATGCGGGACGCCGAGGCCATCTCCCGCAAGGCAAACAAAGCTGCCGAGAAGAAGGTGCCGAAATGACCTACACCGTCCGCACCCAGACGAACCCGACCAACGATCAGATCGTTGACGATGTCGAGTTCCAGGCGCTCGCTGCCGCCGGTCAGATCATCTCGGCCATCTACTCGGGGACGCCAAGCAACCCGTACTTCCGATTCCCTCGGGACAAGGTTGACTTCACGGATCTGCGGGCCCAGAACCTGGAGATCACCGGACAACTGACCGGTGTCACGGTGGCTGTTCCGGACGCCTCGCCGACGGTCAAGGGCGCTGTCCAGCTCACCAACCACCTCGGCGGGACGGCTACTGCCCCCACCGTCCCCGGACTGGCCAGCAAGGTCGATTCGACTGACGCACGGCTGAGTGACGCCCGGACACCGACTGCGCACACGCACCCGGCTACCGAGATCTCCGACGCCTCAACGGTCGGACGCTCGGTCGTCACAGCCGCGACCGCTGCCGCTGCCCGTACCGCGATCGGGGCCGGGACGTCCAACCTCGCCATCGGAACGACCGCGACCACCGCGAAGGCCGGTAACTACGCCCCGACGAAGGCCGACGTCGGCTTGGGCAATGTCGACAACACGGCGGACTCCGCGAAGCCGGTCTCTACGGCAACACAGACGGCGCTGGACGCGAAGGCACCGCTGGCTAGCCCGACCTTTACCGGCACTGTCTCTGGTGTCACCAAAGCGCACGTCGGCCTCGGGAACGTGGACAACACCTCGGATGCGAGCAAGCCGGTATCCACCGCCCAGCAGACGGCGCTCAATGGCAAGGCTGCTGCGGTGACCACCGGCGCTGGTCTCTGGATTGGTACGCAGGCGCAGTACGACGCCATCGGGACGAAGTCCGCCACGACGTTGTACGTGATCACGGCCTGACCGATGCCGAACCTTTCGACGCTGACCGACGACTTCAACGACAACGCCACCGACACGACGCTGTGGCCGGGCAACTACGGGACAACCTCCGAGGTCGGTGGCCGGGCCCGCGTATCGGTCCCCGCCACCGGATCGGCGTCTTACAGCGGCTACGAGTCGCAGCGCATCTACACCTTCGACGAAACCGGCTGGTATCGCGTCTATCCGCAGGCCAAGAACGGTGCCACGTCCACGTGCTACACCGCGATTACGGTCAGCTCGACAGGGCAGGCCGCCGGTACAGACGTGTCGATGTATGTGGACATGATCCCGGCGACGCCAGTAATTCGAATGATGCTCCGGGTCGGTTACTGGGAGAGCGCGCACACCACCGTCAACTACTCCGCCACGACACACGCATGGTGGCGCGTCCGGCGAAGCGGCTCCAACCTCATCTTCGAGACTGCGCCGGACAATGCCGGCCAGCCAGGCACCGCGACGGCTCGGCGAACGGTGGCCGCCCCTGCGTGGGTGACGGCGAATCCGGCCGACTGCCGAATTCTCCTGGAGGCGGCGCGTGACACCGGGACGGCGAGCTTCTCGGAGTTTGATCGTGTCACGGTCGCCGCACCAGCCCCGACGTCCCGTATCCGCGTAGGTGCAGCCACTCCCACGGCGATTCGTGTGGGCTCCACGGCCGTTCTGCGGGCCTATCAGGGCTCCACGCTCGTCTGGGGCACCGCGCCCTGACCTGTCGCCCACTCGTGTTCACGATGGGACTAATCAGGGAATTCCGTTCTGGGCGGCTATCGGCTGATTCCTGGACGAACAATAGAGCGTACCTACATCTATCGGCTATTGCCAGTCCCCGGCTAAACTGAATGTAACGTCCCCACGGACAATCGTCTGTCGGGGAAGCAACCCAATCACCGACGGAAGGACCCCTCCCATGCCAGTCTCCACGTTCGTTTATGGTCTCGGCCTTCGGCAGCTCGTCAGCGGCGGGATCAACTTCCCCGGTGACACCATCAAGGCCGCCCTGCTCACCTCCGCCTACACGCCGAACCAGGACACGCATGAGTTCTTCTCGGCTGTCTCGGCGGCTCAGGTCACCGGCACCGGCTACACCGCTGGCGGCGTCACCCTCACCAGCAAGACCAACAACTACGACGCGGCCACCAACACGGTCACCCTGGATGCGGCTGACCCGGCGTGGGCCAACTCCACGATTACCGCCCACTATCTGGTCTTCTACAAGGACACCGGGACGGCCGGCACATCTCCGCTGCTGGCCCTGGTGGACTTCGGCGCGGACGTGTCGAGCACCGGTGCGGCGTTCACCTACCAGCTTCCGGCAACCGGTCTGGCCCAGCTCACCGCTGCCTGATCGACCGGCTAACGAGGTGGCAGGCCATCTCAGGCTACAGATTGGAGTTTGAGGTGGCGCTCTACCTCTACGGCGATGTGGTCTTCACGTCCACGACCCGCCGGAACAACATGGTCACGCAGTGGACCAAGTCGGCGTCTCGCGGTGGTTTCGAGAATGTTCAGCTCGACCGCTACGGACCCGGCTTGGTGACCTACACCTACACGCATGTGGGTACCGGCCACCCTACGCTGGTGGACGGCAACAACTACCCGGCGTTCCACTTCTGCGTCTCACACACAGATCCGGCGATTATCGACGCGGCGCAGACCGAGATGTCGAACGCGCTGCGAACCAACGCCGTAGCCTGGGGGTTCTTCGGCTTCCTGGATGACGGACCCAGCTACAACCTGGCCCGCCGGCTTCCCGATCCTCCGGCGAAGTAACCACTCAACGACGCTAGGAGGGCGAGCATGGCGCTGTTCATACTGGGGACCGGACTGGTCTCCACAAGTGCCACATCGGTCACTCCAGCGATGCCTTCGGGTGCCACGGCTCCGGCGGTAGGCGACCAAGTCTTCATTTTCGCTGTCAGCAAGCCGCTCGGTGTCACGCCGACGATTACGAACAACGCCAGCAACTGGACCACAGTCGTCTCACAGAACGTCGGATTCGGTACCACTTCGGCGGCCAGTTCAGGCCAGGTTCGTGTCACGGTCCTCACCAAGAAGTGGGAAACGGGCACCACGGCTCCCACACTGTCGGTGTCTGGCACGGTCTCCACCATCGGAGCGGTGGCCCAGGTGTGGCGGCCGGACACTGGCCAGGAAGTGGCGTGGCAGCGCACTGCTGCCTCCGACGCCACCGGCAGCAGCACGGCCTTCAACGCCACCGGTTTCGACACGCTCGTCTGGACCACCGGTGAGCACGCGCTGACCGTCATGGGCCTGACTACCAACACGTCGTTCAACACCGGAGCCAACCTGGTGGTGGAGTCCGGCGGTGCGCAGTGGACCATGACCGAGCGCGTCGATTCCCAGGTGGTCGGCAATGGCAACGCCACACTTGCCGTCCACACCTCTCAGCAGACGCCGACCGGGGCCACTACTGCGCCGACGTTCAACGCGGTCACCACCGTCGCCACCACCGGCGGTGGGTTCGTCTTCCGGCTATTCCAGCAGCCTGCGGTCGTCACCACACCGGCCACGGTCACGGGTACCACCGCTGCGGTCACGGCCTCGGCACAGCCCGGCGTGGTGTTCATCCCGCAACCGGCGACGGTCCTGGGCACCACGGCCACCGGATCTACCACGGCGCAGGCCGGTGTCATCACCGCTGGCGCGACGGTTGCCGGTACTCGGGCGCTCGTCACCGGCTCTGCGATCCCGGGCACGCTCATCGTTCCGGCCACCGTGGCAGGTTCTCGAGCACTGGCTTCCGCCTCTGGTCAGGCTGGCACGGCCGCCGGTGCCGTCCTCATCGCAGGGACGCCGGCCTCGGTCACCGTGACCCCTCAGCCGGGTACAACCAGCGTCGAGTCCTCCGCAGTTGTCGTCGGTGTCACCGCTACCGCCACCGTCTCGGCCAGCCCCGGTCAGGCGAGTGGTGACGCCTCCGCCAGTGGCTCCACAGCGAGAGCAACGGCGCAGACACAGCCGGGCACCCTGGTCGTCTCCGCGACGGTCCTGGGGGCAACGGCGGGCTCCACGGCCACCTCTGAGGCCGGTGCCCCGACGGGTGAGGTGCTCATCGGTGGCGAGTCGGCGTCAGCAGCGGTACTGGCGGAAGCGGGCAACGCCCAGGCCGAGGTCACGCTGCTGGGGGAGCCGAGCCTGGTCACCGTCAGCGCCCTGCCTGGGGTCAATCCCAGTGGCTACCGAGACATCACTGTGCAGTGGTACTCGGCCCGGACCCGAGAGCTGTTCGTCTCCGCACGTACCCGTTCCTTCACCGCCACCGCGCGGACCAGAAAACTGGAGTTCCCATGACCACAATCGAATTCAGCAGGGTGACCAAGAAGTATGTCGAGGTTCCGGTGAGCGTCATGCTCGCGGACGGGAACCCCACTGACGTGGACGGCGTGGACGTTGCGCTGCTGGCTCCTCGTACCACGGTGCTGTCCGGCTCGTCCTGGATGCCCGCACAGCGGACCGGTGACTATCAGGTCGTAGGGCCTGATGGCGTCTCGGTCAGCGCCCACGAGACGTTCATCGAGGCGATGGCGGACTGGGAGGCGCGCTCTACGGAGTACCGGATCATCACAGTGTGGCGAGTCCTCGTGGCCGGTCCCGACGCCGACCCGAACAGTGCCGTCGTGCTACCCGCCGACGGTGCGGATCTGTGGGCGCGGGTGGCCGATGCACCCGAGGTCGATGTGGCGAAAGCGGCCTCATTCACTGTTCGCTGACCAATACGCAGAAGAGCCCGCCACCTGGCCTGAATCGGCTGGATGGCGGGCTCATTCTTGTTTGTGGCCTAGGGAATCACCCCAACCCCCTGCTAAAAACGCGGCAGAGAGGCGTACAGCCGTTTTGCCTGCTCAGACTGCGGTTGACTTGTCGCCCTTCGTGAGCCGAGGCCGACAGACACGGATAGCTACAGCGACAACAAAGGCGACAACACCGACCAGGCCCAGAATGACGCCGAGGACATTCCCCTCCGGACCGTAGGCGGCGAACACTCCTCCGAAGACCCAGAAGACCAGCCCGAGAACGATCATTGGTGTGGCACCGGGACGAGCTTTCATGTGAGTCTCCTGTGAATCGGCTGAGTTAAAGGCGACAGGTGTGGCGACGGCGACGCATGTGCTGGCGGGCTGCTCGGTAGGAGATTCCCTCGGCTCGGGCGTGGATGCGGACCAGGACCGGATTGGTCAGCCCATTAAACACCATCAGCAGCAGACGCAACACCCAGCAGCCGACGACGACGAACGCCAGAACGGTGACAATGACCTCCATCATCGCTGACCACCGGGGTGGGAGAACCAGACGCGGACACCGTTGGAGTTGGGCGAGAGGCGCTTGAACCAGCGACTGGGAACACCGGCAGGCTCATCCTTCTCGGCCGGCTGACTGTCCTCGATCATCTGGTCGTACCCAGCAATGATCTCGTCGCAACGCTGAATGTCGGCACCGGCCCTGTTGATGTACTCATCGACCCACCGGGACAGACGGCCCAACCGGTCGTACAGGTCGGCCAGTTCGTCACGGACCTGATCGATCCGGTCGTCGGTGTCGGTAGGGGCCTGGTCGGTTCTCGGGGTAGGGATGGTGGCGGTCATGGTGTGCTCCTCTGGGATGAGGTGGTGCCCTAGGATGAGGTGGAACGGTGTGGCTCAGATGACCCCGAGAACCACGTCGGGGTACTGCTGGATCTCCGCTACGTCGAACCTGGCATCGGCCTTCTGTCCCGCCATTCTTCGTCGGTCCTCGCCTCGGCGGTGCTTGTCGCTGATGCGAAATGCGCGGGTGGTGAGCCGAGAATCCATGATGGCCAGGTGGGCGAGAATGTCTCCGACCCGATCCATGAAGTTGTCGAGGTCTCGGAACTTGCTGGCGTAGTCGGCGCTCATCAGGCGGCCTCGGCGTCGGGGCCGGCAGCCTCGGCGGCCTTGCGAGCCCTGGCGGCGGCGATGCCTGCCTTGGTGCGCTCGGAGATCAGGCGGCGGGTCTCCTCGGTGTGGGTGGTGCCGAGCTTGGACGCGGAGATACGGGCACACCATTCAGCGTTCCGAGGAGGCCGCTTCCGTCCCTTCTGTGCCTCGCTGCGCTTCTTGAGCGACTCGGCCGAGGGGATGACGCCAGCGGTTCCGGAGCCACCGTCGGCGACATTCGCAATCGGGACGTGCATCGCCCGGTACTCGGCGATGATGAAGCACTCAACGGCATCGGCTTCGGTGCGGCTCAGAGCGGTGTAGACCGGAAGTGCCTGAACAGTCTTCCCCGCCTCCTTCATTCGCCGCATCCACTCATGAACCGGATAAGGCGATCCCTTTCGGGCCTCGTTTCGGTGTGCATTGAGGCGCTTGGTCACCGTCATAACCGTTCGGCCGACGTAAGACGGAACGCTGATTCCATCCACGTACAGGACGTAAACGGTGTAGGGACGAAGCTCGGCGGTGGCGGTGTTGGTGTTGGCCATTGTCTCTGTCCATTCTGGGTGATGGATTTCGTTGCTGCTGGGAATACCATAGCACACGATGATTCAACTGTGCCAAGCCGCCTCGGTGAACTTCCTCCAGGAGCGACGCCGCAACCTGTTGGATCACGGTGCTCCATACTGGTAAGCTAGACCGTAGTCAACTCAACCACCCCACGAAGGACACACCCACCATGACCAGCAAGAAGCCCGACATGCCCGACACGAAGTACCTGATCGCCAAGAAAGACGCCGCCAAGCGCATCGGTGTGACCCCTGTGACCCTCGACCGGGCCGTCAATGCAGGGAAGCTTCACAGGTACAAGGCAGACAACGGGTACAACACGCTCTTCGACATCCGAGAGATCGACGCACTGCCCGTAATGCGACCCGCCACCGGTCCCGTGCGGAAGGGCAGGAACTGA